TGGGCGGGGAGAAGGAAAGGACGGTGTACTTTGACACTCACAGCTGGTCCGTCTATGAAGACGGGGCTCTGGTGTCTTCCGGGGAGCACAACCTGGGAGAGGTTCCGGTGGTCTGGTTCCCCAGCCAGCACGTGAAGAACGGGGAACTGAACCCTACGCCGGAGCTGTACCCCATTGCCGGGATTTCCTGCAGCCTGTACAACCACTGTTCTTGGCTGACGGAAATCCTCCGGAACCAGACCTTCCCGCTACTGACCTTCCCCAGCAAGGAAGCCAGCGACCTGGTCATTGGGAACAACAACGCCCTGTGCTACGACGGGGACACGGTCCGGTTCCAGCCGGGCTTCATTTCTCCGCCCAGCGACCCGGCTGCTCTGATCCAGAGTCAGATCAAGGCTATGGTAGAAGAGATGTACCGGATGGCCGGGCTGACCTTCGCCACTACTACCAAACAGGAAGCCAGCGGGATTTCCCGGCAGTGGGAGTTCAAGCGGACTAACCAGCGCCTGGCGGCCTTCGCCAAACGGTGTGCCGCAGCGGAACGGAAGGTCATGGCCCTGGTGGCCCGGTGGATGGGCCTGGACTTGGAATTCCAGGCAACCTATTCCAGTGACTTCGGGATCACCGACGTGGCCACGGAGCTGAAGAACGCCCAGGCAGTGCTGGACATGCAGCTTACGGACCAGCTAAAGGTGGAAGTAGCAAAACAGGTGCTGAGCGCCTATGTGCCGGAGCTGCCTTCTGACCGGTTCGACGCCATCATCGCGGACATTGAGCAGCAGGCCCGGGAACCGGACTACAACGAGCCTCCCCAGGACGGAAACCTGGTGCCGCCGGAGCCCCAGGACGATGAAGGACCGGAGGCGGACGATAAAGAAGAGTAGGTGAACCATGGACGAACTGCAGCGGCAGCTGGAAGCCTTTTCAAAACGATACGGCACCCAGGGCTATCTGATGAAGGCCCGAATCGAGATCCTCATGAAGCAGGGGAAAAGCCCGGAAGATGCCGTTCGGCAGGTGTTCCGGGAATTCGGGGTAGAAGACTGGCTCCAGGTGAATGTGGCCAAGGTGATCGTGGGCACGGCCCAGGATGCCCTGGGAAAAGAAGCGGCCAGCACCCTTTCCACCGCTGCCATTTTGGAAGCCCTGTCCACCCCCTGGGACGGCAGCGGCCTGACTCTGTCTGAGAAGATCCACGGGGCCAGCAATGTGATGCTGAACGATGTGATCAGCACCCTGCGGGACCAGATCCGGCGGAACAAGACAGTAAAAGACACCGCCCAGGCCCTCTACGATGGCTACAAAAGCGGCCATGTGGTCCGGGAACAGGAGCTTCCCCAGTACCTGGATGAACTGACCCGGTGGACAAGAAGAAGCCGGGAGAACCTGTCCCAGGAAGAGCTGAAAGACCTCCAGCGGTCCATCCGAAAGGTCAGATACCAGGCAGATGACCTGGTGGACGACAGGAGCACCTACAACCACTTCAGGACGTCCCTTCGTGAGCTTATGGACAAACTGGAGCACGGCAGCGAAAAAGCCGCCCAGAGAGCCCTCCAGAACTCCATAGAGGAAAAAAGCCGGTACGTGGCCGAACGGATTGCCCGGACGGAAGCCGCCAGGGCCCGTTACGATGCCTTCATTGCCCGGTACGGGGAAGATGAAGACGTGGCGGCCTACCGGTGGAAGCTGGGAAGCAGGCACCCGGCAGAAGACATCTGCGACATGTACGCCAATGCGGACCTGTACGGACTGGGGAAGGGAGTTTTCCCCAAGGATGCGGCTCCGGTGAATCCGGCCCACCCCCATTGCCTGTGCCACTATGCCCCGGTGTACCGGAGTGAGCTAAACGGCAAGAAACGGTCTGACAACGTGGAAGAAAACGGCCGTGCCTGGCTGGCTAAACAGCCCCTGCACATCCGGCAGGCCATCCTGGGAGTGAAAGGGGAACAGGAATGGAAAGCCTGCCGGGTGGGGTGGATGGAGAAGGCAAGAAATTTGTCTGATATGTTTGGAAAGGCAGAGAGTCGGATTCCATTGGTTAACGAAGCCTCTCATGAACAAAGATGGGGTGACTTTAACCACTATGGCGGGGATACGGTGAAGGTGTATGAAGGGGAGAAGATTCCGCATAATACTGAAATGACTCGCAGAAAAACAGCAGATGACGGCCATGAAATCATTGATAAACCAACTTATCAAAAATTGACAAAGTCATTTTTGAATAGTGGAGGAATCATTATTCGTGGTGAAATAGCCATGAAGCACCTGGAAAAAGTGGGGGCTAATGCAAGTTATATGGCTGGTGGAAACATTGCCTTTATCAGTGATGACGCTACAATTTCTGATGTTTTAGAAGAAATGTATCACGCAAAGCAGGATCGTGCGAATATGTTTGGAGCTTTAAGTAAGAATGCTGATGTTCTTTTGAAAAGGGAAATTGATGCTCAAAAATACTTGCTGAAAGTAGCCAAAAAGTATAAAATACCAGTAGAAGAAACAAAGAAAACGTTAAAAAATTTGAAAATATATGAAGAACTATTAAAGAAACGTCAGGGAATGAGGTGACTTTTATGGAAATGCAAACCTATAAAGTCGTTGATGATTTTCCTGTTAAAACTGCGCGTGTTCTTGTCCTTGATCGTGATTATGAGATTGGCGATTATAAATGTGCTGAAATTGACGGAAACCCTTATGAATATATTGTAAACTATGGATTCCGAACAATTATTTTGCCAAACATGGCAAAGAAACTTTTCAAAGGCAAAACGATAAATTTTCTTCCTCTAAAACATTAGCTATTTAAACAGAAAGCACCTAGCAGAAATGCTTGGTGCTTTTTTCATGCCTGAAAAGGAGGAAAACATGAATGACATTGCTCTGGGGCTTCTCCAGAGGGATCTGATTGAATGTGTGGCTTCTGGGATTTTGTTTGTCATTGTCCTGGCAGTGTATGCACTGCTCAACCATTTGGCAAAGAGACAATAACTGTTTTAGACAAGGGCACCGGGAAACCGGCAGCCCTATTTTTATGCACAAAAAGGAGAGATGCAAGATGAAGAACGTGAAAACTATGGCGATGGCTCTGGCTCTGGTGGCCGGTGTGGCGGGAACGGCCTTTGCGGCCGATATCCGGGACATTGTGGGAGACCCTGGCACCGAAATCACGGACCGGAACCCCACCTGCTACCAGACCCGGGTATTTAATGGCCACACCCTGGAATCCTACGTGGAAAACGACGTGGCTGTTACCAAACGGGATGGTGACGTAGTGATCCTGTACGAAATCGACCGTGGGGACTTCGTTCCCTTCGACCAGGATTCCAACAACTGATAGAACCGGCCAGGCGCCGCTCTATATACATCAAATTGCCCCAGGCGGGCAGGAGGAACAAACATGGCATACACACTGGAACAAATCTTCGAGGCCCTTGGCAAGGCTGACAACGGGGGTGCTATGGTGGCTGATCTTCAGTCCATCATCAGCGCGGCCCGGAATGAAGCCGCAGCCTATCGGGTGGACCGGAACAAGGTGCTGGACGCCCTTGGCATCAGGGAAAGCAAGAATCCGGAGGAATCTTTGCTGAACATGCGGACTCTCTTCGACGAAGTGAGAAAACTGGGGAACCCGGAATCTCTGGGCGGCCAGATCAACACCCTGCAGAACCAGGTGAAGGAGCTGACGGACAAATATGCTGCCTCTGAAGAAAAAGCCAAAGCGGAACACACGAAGCGGATTGACACGGCAATGCATTCTGCACTGCAGGCCGCCCTGGCCAAAGGGAATGCACTGAACCCGGATGCCTTCGTGAAGTTGCTTTCTGACCAGGTAGTGGTTGGGGATGATGATTCCCTGGGTATGAAATCCGGGGACAAGACGGTTTCCATCGAGGAAGGCGTGAACAACTGGCTGGCCGGGAACCCCTGGGCTGTGAAGAACACGGCCGCAGGCGGAGCCGGGAGCGGCAGTGCCGGAAGCCCCAGAAAGGTGTATACCACGGAAGATCTGAAAGGCATGACGCCGGAACAGATCAATGCACACTGGAATGAAATCAAAGATTCTATGAAAGGATGATTGAAATGGCAATTTCTACTTTTATCCCTGCCCTGTGGTCCGCACGTCTGCTGGCCCACCTGGACAAGAACCTGGTCCTGGGCAACCTGGTGAACCGGGACTATGAAGGCGAAATCAAGAATCTGGGCGACCGGGTGAAGATCAACCAGATTGCTGACGTAACCATCAAGGATTACAAGAAAGGCACTGATCTGGTGTATGACGACACCGACGGCACCCCCACTGAACTGGTCATCGATCAGCAGAAATATTTCGCCCTGAAGGTGAACGACGTGGACGCCGCCCAGGCCAACATCGACCTGATGGACCGGAGCCTGGAACGGGCCTCCTACGCCCTGCGTGATGTAATCGATCAGCGGGTAGCCGGCCACGCCAAGGAAGCCGACACCATCCTGACCCTGAAGGACATGGAAGCCCCGGAACAGGCTTATGAAACCATCGTGAAGATGGGTACCAAGCTGGACGAAAACAACGTGCCCCGAATTGGCCGCTGGCTGGTGATCCCGCCCTGGCTGTATGGTCTGCTGCAGAAGGACCAGCGTTTCGTTGGCACCGGCAGCGCTGCGGCGGAAAGCCGTCTGACCACCGGCAACGTGGGCTCTGCAGCCGGCTTCCAGATCTATGAATCCAACAACCTGGCCTATGTGAAATCCACTAATACCACGTCCGTAATGGCCGGTACCAATGCGGCGATCTCCATGGCCACCCAGATCATCAAGACGGAATCTCTGCGGCTGGAAAAAGACTTCAGCGACGCAGTCCGTGGCCTGCTGGTCTATGGATCCCTGGTGGTGCAGCCGAAAGCCCTGGTGACCCTGAACACCAACCCCAAGGCTGAAACCGTGGCTCCGTAACCATGGTACGGGCATCGTTCCAGGCTGAAGGTGTCAGCCGGAAGCTGAAGGATGGGTCCCAGAAGATGCAGAAGGAGCTCCGGGTGGCCATGAAGATTTCTGTGCGGGATGTGCAGGAAGCAGCCCGGAGTACCCACGAATTCGTTTCCCGGACTGGCCAGGCGGAAGGGTCCATTGCTGTCAGGGTGAACGGCAGCGGGAGCCATGTGGAAGGTACGGTTTTCACGGCCCTGCCCCATGCGGTCTACCAGCATGAAGGCACCCGGGCCCATACCATTTTGCCCAAGAGCAAGAAGGTCCTGCGGTGGAGCGATGGCGGGCAGTTTGTGTTCGCCAAGCGCTCCCAGGTCAGCGGGATCAAGAAGGACCCCTTCATCTATAACGCCCTGGAAAAGGAACGGCCGGCC